TGGAGCCTGGCAACGCCGCGTGCTGCCTCCTCTGCGGTCTTGATCCTGTGGCACTCACGATTGATGGCCTGTAGGTTGGTGTCCTCATCGGTTCCACCCTCTGCCTTGTTCACGACGTGGTCCACGTGGGACGCTGAGCGCACGACACCATCAGCCTTGCATCGCTTGCATTGGCAGATGTAGCGGTCACGCTTGAGGATGCGGAGACGAGTGCGGTCCCACTCCGACCCATAGCCACGCTCATGCCTGCTTGCCCTGTCTGCACCCTGCCATGAGGTATCGAGCACACGAGGCCCTGAGCCCTGCAGCAGCGCCACACCAGGGCCGATGCTGGGTATCTTCGGGCGCTTGTTCATGGTCCCACTCCATCAGGGTTGACTGAGTCGGAGTCGCTCGACATCACCGTGAAGGGGCCACGGACGCCAGAGCAGTAGGCCTCAGCCGCTGACAGGGCGTTCCTGATGCGATCACCTGGATGATCGAATTCGCTGGATGCGTACATGGCGCCATTGGCTACTTGGTAGCCGGACCCGACACAGGCCCAGGGCTGGACGTTGACGCCCACCTGGTAGTCGGAGAACACCGTGAAGAGGTTTCCACGGACGCCCACCAGGAAGTCACCACCCGACTCGGTCTCGTCCTTCCTGCTGGCGAAACCGCCTGTCTTCAGCACGGTCCGCACGGAATCGATGAAGCGCGTGCACATGAACTCATAGAGCGCGCCGGGCATGTTGACGTAAGGCTCTGGCTGGGCCAGCGCGTCGCCGAAGCGCAGAAGTTGCCCCATCCGGAATGAGGACGTGATGCCGATGAGCAACTCGCCACGCTTGAAAACCTTGGTATCGCTGCGGGTCTGGAGATCGAACCCGGAGACGCCGGCGGAATCGGCGCCCATGTGAACGACGGAGCCTTCAACGAGGCCGACGATGCAGGTCATGTGTTTTTTCCTTCAGGTTGAGGATCGTTCGTTTCTGGCTGTGATGCGGCGACGTCGAGCATCTCCGGCACGATGACGGGAAAGCCGCGAGGGTAGGCAATCGGCTCCCAATTGGGATGACCTGGGTCCATATAGCAGCTCCGGCAGGGCTCGAATCTGCATGGATAGTCTTCGTTCTCGCACAACTCGCACGGACGAGAGTTGTCGGTCACGTGCTGCCCCTTTCGGTTGTGCAGTAGGTGCAGGCCTGCTCATGCGATCGCACCGGGGCGCCGCACGATTGGCATTTGTAAGCCTGTGGCGTCTCGCGGTAGGACTTCGCAAGACGCCTAAGCTCGTTGGGCGTGAACAGCCCGGCGTTCTCGATTGCGACCTCTGGAGGAGGCGGAAGAGGAACCCAGCCCACGGTCAGCGCCCTCCCCAATCGCTGCTGGCCCAGCGCGGCGGCCGCAGTCGGTCGACCTTCTTCCGGAAAGCGCGGATATCGAACTCGATTGCCATCTTCTCGGGGTATCCGAAGATCGAACGAAGGTCATGCCCGTAATCGCATACGGTATCGACGACGCGCTCAGCGATCTCGTCGAATCGCATCGTGATTTCCTCGTGCGCTTCACGTGCGCGCTTGTCGAGCCAGTGCTCAGTCTCGACGGGTGGCCGGTTGTGCAGCTCGAATCGCACCGTCTCCAGTTCGCCAACGCTGACGCGTCTCGTGATGGTCACCAGGGGCAATTCCTCGAGCACGGCGTGAAGCGTGAACTCGGTAACCCTGAGGCCTTCAAGCCCGAAGGCTTTGACGATGTCTTGGTTCGTTGCGAGGGTCATGGCTTCGGTCCTTTCCGCGGGTACAGGGCTTCGGGGCACACTTGGTGCTCCTTCGGTGTGGCCGGCATGCGGACGACGCTGAACTTCAACCCGTCGCCGAAGACCATGCAGCTGTGTGGCGCGAAACGCTTCTCGATGTGTTGTTTGATCTGCGCGGCGAGATCGTCTTTGATGGGCCCGTCGCACGAAATCACGATGATGTCACCAGGCTCCAGCGTGAGGACGCGGATGTGGTCGACTTCGATGATCGGACGACGCCGACCGAATAGCCGGGTGATGAGTCGATCGAGCATGGCTTAGCCCAGGCTCTGCGAAACGTCACGGGGCCCACCGACGACGACACCGTCGAGCGTCGCCTGAGGCTGCTCGTCTTCGTCCTCCTCGAGCGCGGCGAGCAGCTTCGTTTGCACCTCCAGGGACTGGCGGAGGTGCTCGAGGATCGCGATCCCCATGTCCTCGATCCGGTCCAGCTGCGCGACCAGCTTCGCCGCGGCTGCCGTCTTGATGGCGAAGGCCAGCACCTCGTCGGCGTCGTCGTGGCGCTCCTTCTGGCCGCTTATGGCGTGCGGGCGCTCCTCCTCGGGCTGCTCCGCGGGTTGGAAGGGAATCCCGGCCTTTTCCTGCAAGGCCTCGATCAGCCGGGTCTGAAGCGGCGTGCGGCCGCGGAGTTGTTCGTCGTCTGTCATGGTTTTCTCTTCCTGATGTCAGCGGCTCCTACGTGCCATTGCGCGCAATGCGGGCACCGGTACGCGTCGAGCCTATGGTGTGTGTGGCGTCGGGTGCTCTTCGCCTGCTTTGCTGCCTTCTCGCGATCCGGATAGGACCGCTTCCCTTCACACGCCGCGCTTTGCCCTGCACCCAGCACCTGGTCGAAGGGTTTGCGTCTTGCGGCGTCGCGTCTCATCGCGACAGCGCTTCCGCGTCCTGGCGTCGCTTCCAGTGCGCGATCAGCACCGCCTCGGCCTTGTTGTGATCTTTGACCAGCTTGAGGTCGGCCAGCGGATACAGGCGCTGCGCGACACCGAGGCTCAGCCGCTTGTCGCCGCCCTTCAAGCCGTAGAACGCCTGCCACTGCTGAGGCCGGACGCGGTCGACCGTCCAGCCGTGCATCCGGCACGCGTTCTCGCAGGTCACGCGCGATTCCACGAGGCTGTCGCTCGACTTGATCGCGGTGTTCATGCCCGGAATCGTGAAGACGTCCTCGATGATGACCTTCACCTGGAAGCCCTTCGGCACCAAAGCCAGTAGGAGGTCATTCAGCTTCTTCGGGTCGACGTGCTTGTTCGTGCGGAACTTGCCCTTGACCGCGTACGTCGGGAGATCGCGGACCTCGCAGCGCCATTCCGGTTTCGAGGTCAGCATAGCGAGGCCGCCGGTCGTGCCGGGATCGATTCCGAGGTAGATCACGCCGTCCATACGACCCCCATAGCGAACTTGAGCAGATCGGCGACGAAGATGATGACCGCGATCGCGATCGACAGCGGCCACCAGATCAGCGCGAGCACGATGACGATGAAGCCGAGCACGGCGAAGCAGACGAGCGCCAGGATCAGCAGCGTCGACAGAACGACCATGGCGAGGTCGGGACGCGGAAACGGGCCGGCCTTCATTGAAGGGCTCCCATCCAGCGCAGCGGCGCCGGATCGGTGCGGTTCAGCTCCCATGTCCTGCGGCGCGGCAGATGCGCCGGAGCGGCACCGATCGGGGCGCGGTCGCCGGTGACGAGAAGCGCCTCGTCGACGTAGTGGTCCGGAATGTCGGACCCGTCGCGCACGGCATCGAGCACGGCGCGGGCAGTTGCAATGTTCACTGATGGTCTCCTTCGTTGAATGGGTTCTGGGTCGGGGGGCTGTACTGATGCGGGCGCATGCCGGGCGGCAGGCACTTCGGATCGATGGGGTTGAACGTGGTCATCACGTCGGCTTCGGTGGGTCCGGTCGCCAGCGCGTGGCGCCAGGCCTTGCGCTGCCAGTCGGTGAGGTTGGCACCCTGCTTCTCGCGCTCCTGCAGCGCATAGGCCCAGTCCAGCGGCTTTTGCTCCTCCTGCTTTTCCTTGATGACGGCGAGCGCGGCCTTCAGGCGCTCCGGATCGGCATTGGGCGACGGAGGTCCATCGAGCTGGAGCTGGCGCGCTCTGACCGGTGCACCGAGGCAGATATCGCGGAAAACCGTCGCGTTCGGCGGGAACTCCGGCGGCAGATGCGCCAAGCCGTGCGCGAGCTGCTGCGATAGCAGGCCGCCGAGCACATCGGCCCAGTCTTCGGAGACGGCTTGCATCTGCTTCGGCGTGAAGCCTGGATAGAGCTGTAGCCAGCGTGACCCGTAGCGCGCGAGGAGTCGGGTGTGGATGCGGCTAACGAATTCGAGGGGTAGCGGCATTGTCTGGCGCCTCCATGTCGATGGTGTCTTGCTCGGGGAGGGGGGAACCCATGAGGCCACCACTCGCCGCGTAGATGCGAGCCTGTTGAAGGTCAGCGTCTCGTTCCCGGAACGAACGTGCAGCGGAGCCATTGCCGGCGACAGGCTTCTTCTGCCGATCAAATGCTTCTCGAATCCAATTCCGCCAAGTTGCAGGCCAGTCACTACGGGCCGTCGCGAACTGATGATCCCGGAACTTGCGCGTCTCTCGACCGATGTCGATTCCAGGTGCTTCGGTGCCGGCCCATGCGACGTGATCGGCTGTGACCACAAAGCTGTCAGGGCATTTCCGTGTCGCCTTCGGCGAAGCCGAAGCTCTGGCGGCTTTTGGCTTTGCGTCCCCCAAAGAAGAACTATTCCCTGTCCCTGTCCCTGTCCCTGTCCCTGTCCCTGTCCCTGTCCCTGTCCCTGTCCCTTGGTGAACGTCACGTGTAACGTCACGTTGGTCGTCACGTTGGTCGTCACGTTCAGCGTTACGACGTGCTTCTTCCTCTTCGCGACGTCGCCGTTCGCGGGCTTCAGTCGCTGCCCTAGTGCGCGCTCGCTGTGCTTGTTTAGCCTGCCATGCCTCGTTAGCTTTCTCGCAGATGACCGGGTGATACAGGCGGCCGTCACTGCATTCCACAAACCCACGTAGCGCCATCTCGCAGACTTTCGCCCAGGCTTTTTCGTTTGTGGAACCGCTGTGTTTTATCAGCCAAGCCTCGCGATTCGGGATGGAACCCGGCGGCTTTTGGTGCCATGACGCACACCAAAGTAGGACTGCGGCCTTGAATTCGTCACCGCTTGCCTCCGTTGCGAGGTCGGAATCGCGCAACCTCAGGACGTCTAGCGGCATAAAACCGAAGTCACGGAGGTCGACATCGGGCGAAACGAGGGGGGTCGGTAGTTCAGACATTGAGTACATCCTTGAGCCATTCGGGGTTGATGTCGACGCCCCGCCATGGATTTTTAAGATCGGTGAAAGCCTCGATGCCGAGACGGTCCTCGAGCGGACTCGACCAGTGCGATCCACAGAACGACAGGTGCCAAGGCGACCAGAACAAGGCCGCCACGGCGGGGCGCAGTGCCTCAGCCTTGAAAAATTCGCGCCCATCGTTCGGTCTCCACGTTCTGAAGGCGAGATGAATCAGGGTTTCGACGCGGGCATACCGCTCGGTCTCGACGTAGCAGATCACGGAGAAGGGTTCCGGCACGCCACTTCCGCGCGACAGCTCTTCGGCGCGCGCGTGCGGTGACCGTTCCGTGCAACCGATCTTGATGAGCCCGGGGATCGCGGGGTTCTCGAGGACATAGACGAATCCCATGCTCATACGATCAGCCTCTTCCTTTCCTCGGCCAGCACCTGGGCGTAGATCGTTGGGTGCTGCTTGTCGAAGTCGAGATCCGGGCCGCGGACGTAGCGGCCAGGGATGTCCGTGCTCTGAAGCCAGCCCGCGGGGCCCGTCCATCGTCTGGGGTCGATCTGGTGCGCACGGAAGTCCTCCCGGGTGACGTGGCCGCGCAGCTCGAGCACGGCGACGATGCGGAGGGCTCCGATCTTCCACTTCGTCAGCTGGACGGGCCCGGATGCCCCTGCCGGCACATCCGGGACGTAATCCGGAAGCGGCGATCGCTTGTGCGGGCTCCAGTAATGCCAACCCGTGGAATGATTCATGTTCAGCCCGGGACTGAACTTCCACTTCGGCCCCTTTGGCTCGGTGCGGAAGGAGAACGTCGAGTCCGACCTGGCGAACAGCATCAAGCCGAGCGCGCCGCAGATGTCGGCGTGCGCGGAGTCGAAGTCGGGGACCAGGACGGCCCTGTAATCGGGCCCGGTGTCGTGCCAGTGCGCCCAGTGGTCAGGCAGGGTCTGGCTGAGAACCTTCATGTTGAATTTGAGCTTCGCCTGGACGCCGATCTGGGTGCCGTCCTCGGCAACGAGCAGGATGTCCCAGCCCGCGGTCTCCGCGTAGGCCGTCCAGCGGGGCGTCGTGACGCCGTAGTGCACCTGGCCGGCTTCAGCCCCGACCCATTTCAGGAAGTCGGCGCAGAGGTCGACCTCAGTCGCATAGGGTTCGCATTTCATCGTTTCAAGCCCCTTTTCGGTTGCGCGTCGTTCCATGCCATAAACGCAGGCCAGAACGACGACCTTGAGCCCGGCTGTCGTGCCGCTGGCTCCCCATCCTTGCGCAGCACCAGCGGCCCGAAGATGCGATGAGCTTCGAAGCTCCAGGTCCTGCCCGCGGCGTCGGTGACGGTGTGCGGCTCCAGGTCGGCGCCGGTACAGGTGTTGCACATCTGCCGCTCACGCTGCCAGCCGCTGGTCGATGTCGCTGAAGTTGGCCGCGACGATGACGCGCGCCACCGGCGGACAGACGCTGTTTCCACAGAGCCGGACCTGGACCGTCTTCGTCATCTTCAGCGGCTTGCCGAACTCGTCGATCCCCTCTTCGATGATGTAGCTGTCCGCGAAGCCCTGCGCCCGGAAGAGCTCGCGCGGCTGGAGCATGCGCATTCCGATGTCCGCGATTTCGTAGGCCTCGCCACTGACCATCACGAGGCCGAATCGGTCTTTCGTTGGAACGGTGTGCATCGGTTCCCCGAGGTCGGGGTCCTGCTGCGTGCCGTAGTACTTCACGAGGAAGGCGCGGACCTCGGCGTGATGCCAGCCGCCGGCGCTGACGGTTGCCAGCGGCTCATCGGTGGCCGCGCTGTTGCTGGTGCCCCGCAACTTCGCGAGGTGTGACGTCACGAGACCGAGAGGCGGGGCACCGCCGGGGCGTTTCACGAACGAATTGCTCGTGACCGTCGGGACGGGATCAGTCGCCGGCGTGCCAGCGGAGCCCGTGCGGAACTTGGTGATGTGCGCGGCGACGAGGTGATGATGATCCTGGGTCGTCACCGTGCTCAGCGGGCCGTCCGCCGGGATGCCGGGGCCGTCGTGCCCGCCGTAGTGCTTGGCAAGGAATGCGGTGACAAGCGCGGCGTTTCCACCATTGGCGGTGATCGTGGGAACCTGCGACTCGATGCTTCGGTGACCCTGGCCCCAGCGCTTGACCCCAGTCGGCGAAACGTCGCCGTGCGCGGCATCGATGAGCGTCGGCGCGATGAGGAGGTGCTCGGCCTTCGTCGTCGCCGTGGTCAGCGGTTCCTGGACGCTGTTGCTGTACTTCCCGCCGCCGCCGGTCTGCCCGATGCGCGCGATGTAGGGTGTCGTGATTGCGCGATGGTTCTCTGTCGTGATGACACCCATCGGCTCGTCCACCGATCGCGGCTTCGCTGCGTAGGCGGGACCGCCGGCGCCGACGATGAACGGCGTCGGCGAATCGATGACATAGCGGAAGAGGCCGTGAGCGATGCGGCGCTCGGTGGCAGTGGCCAGGCTCTTCTTTCGTTCGAAGATCGACGGGCACGGAATCGTGAAGTCGATGCACTCCGCCGCGGTGCGGTACGGCTTCAGGCCGGGCCCGTTCGTCGGCTCCGGCCACACGATCGGGAGGCCGTCGCAGCGCGCCACCATGAAGAGGCGCTTCCGGATCGTCGGGGTGTCGTAATCGCAGGCGCGGAGTTCCTTGAACTCGACCGAATAGCCCAGCTTCACGAGCTGCTGCTTCCAGCGCTTGAAGGTCTTGCCCTTGCGCTCGGAGCATGGCCGGCCCGCGATGACGGGGCCCCAGTTTTTAAACTCCGGAATGTTCTCGAGGAAGATGATGTCGGGCCGGACGTGCGTCGCCCACTTCACCACCACCCACGCGAGAGAGCGGACGCGATCGCTGACCGGGGCAGCACCCTTCGCGGGGCTGAAGTGCCGGCAGTCCGGCGAGGCCCAGAGGCCACCCACGGGTCGGTCGCAGACCTTGCGCGGATCGACGTCCCAGACGTTCGTCGTGTAGTGCTTCGTCTGCGGATGGTTCGCACGATGCAGCGCGACGGCGTGCCGGTCGTGGTTGATTGCGACGTCGACATGGCGGCCTATGGCCTGCTCGATGCCGGTCGACGCACCACCACCGCCGGCGAAGAGATCGACGAACATCTTCGCGGCGATGGGCAAAATCAGTTGGCGCACTAGCGTTCTCCTTCAGTGGTTAAGAGTCTTTACTGTTCGATTCGCACGATGCGGAAGGTGACGTCACCGAGAACGAAGGTGTCACCGACGCGGACCACCCATGCAGAGATGTGGCCGCCTTCAATTGCGAAGATCGTCGGAGCCCAATTGCCCCGCCCCTTCGGCCTGCAGACGATGATCACAGCGTGCAAGCCTCATGTACTTCTCGCTTCTTCGCTTTGTAGGCGGCTGATGCGTCAAGCTTGTTGCTGAATCGGCCAACGAACACCGTCCGATCGTTGACGCTGATGCCGACCTTCCATTTCCGCTTTCTTGCGTCCCAGCTGACGCCAAGAATTCCACTGCTGCTATTCGCGTTGGCCTTGCGCTTGTTCTGCAAGTTCTGGCCTCGAGTTAGACACCGAAGATTCCTGAGCCAGTTGTGATTCCTGATCGTGTCGCGGTGATCGATGTCGTGAGGCGGCCAGCATCCGTGCACGTAGAACCATGCGAGGCGGTGCGCCCAATACTGCACACCATCGATGGTGATTCGAACGTAGCCGGACCCCTTGTCTAAAGTGCCAGCCACAGCGCATGCAAAACGGGTGTTCCATGTGCGCCAAGACCTGATGTCGGAGAAGTCCTCCAAGGGTCGACGTTTCCAGGTGAAAACGCCAGTCCGCCTGTTGTATGAGATCGCCCGACGAAGCCGATCCGCCGTCAACGTTTTCATGAGTGCTCCTGCACCTCGACGTCTGCAAACAGCGGCATATCGGCCGCGATCCGGTACCGCGCCAGCGCCACATATTCGGGGTCCTTCTCGATCCCGACGGCGCTGAAGCCCTCGAGCTCCGCCGCCTTGAGCGTGGAGCCTGAACCCATGAAGCAGTCCAGCACGATACCGCCGGGCGGCGTGATCAAGCGGACGAGATAGCGCATCAGGTCGACGGGCTTCACCGTCGGGTGATGGTTGCCCCGCTTCTCGGCGCGCACGTTCTCGGAGTCGCGCAGCGTGGAGCCCTTCGTGAACTGTGGGCCCGGATGCTCGAGCCCTTCATGGCGCTCCGATGCTGCCGTCTTCGGGCACCAGAAGAAGCGCGACGCCGAGCCGCTGTCTCCGTAGAACATGGCCGCGACGCGATCCCGCGGATTCGTCGATCGACCCACCGACGCCGCGCTCGGTTCGGTGCCGGTGACAGCTGCTTTCCCGCCAGTCTCGAGGGGGAACTCGGCGACCACTTCGGGCGAGCCATCGTGAATGAGGTTCGCGGGCCAGCGGCCGACGTCGTCGTCACCCACGGGCACCAGGCAGCCGTCGACGTTGAGCCCGCCGGTGCCATGCGCGAGCACGTTCTGAACGATGGTTCCGATCAGCGGCTTCCTCGCGAGACAGATCGGCTCCCATGCCGGCTTCAGCGCGGTCCCCCATCCGTCCCACTGCTTCGCGTTCTCGCTCAGCGCGCGGACCTTGCTGTCCCCGTTGAACCTGGAGCCGACGAAGCCAGGTGATGCGCCGGCGTGCTCGCCGATGACTTCAGCACCGAGGAAGGCATCGCCGGGCTTGCCTTTGCGGCCGTTGAGGCGCCACACCTCGGCATCTAGATCGGCGTCCATTTTCAGCAGCAAGCGGAGTTGACACCACTGGTCCCAAGTCGGCAGGTTCGGCTGAGAGTCGGTGTCACGTGCCGCCCAGTGGTCGACGAGGCGGGGATGGCAGTCGAAGCGCGGTGCGAGGTCCTTCGACTTCAGACCGGCCCGATCCATGGCGGACCTGATCGCACGGCAGATGACACGCACTGGCTCCACATCTTCGGTGCGCGCCTTGTCGATGGCGCGCGCGATGTCGACGTTCTTCGGAAAGCCGGACCCGAAGACCCACGCCGGATAGTGATCGTTGCCGTTCAAGCTGCGGAAGCAGTCCCGGATTTCAAAGCCGGCCTCCTCGATGCCGCAGACCATGCGGTGATAGGTGCGCGTCGAGGCGAACGACACCAGATGTCCGCCTGGCTTCAGCACGCGGAAGGCCTCTGAAGCCCACGCGCGGCTGAACTCCTGAAAGGCGCGCATGGCTTGAGGCGCGAGGTCGTACTTTCCGGCCGCGGCCGCTGTACCGGTGCGCTGGCGTGATGCGCCGGAAGGAGACGAAAGCCCATGCGTGCGCTCGATATCAGCGCCGTCCCAAGCCTGGCCCATGAAGCGAATCCCATACGGCGGATCGGTGACGATGCTGTCGAATGAGTCGGCGTCGAAGCCCTTCATCACCTCGATGCAATCGCCTTGGATGATCGTCATCGTCATAGCTGGAGCTCTCCCGAAGCCCAGAGGTGCAGCGCCGGCCTCGCCATGATGGCGCGCTGGACTGTGCTCGGATACGGAAGGCCGGCCAGCGGCTCGTCGATCTGCGGCGCTTCGCCGCTGGCAATCAGCCGCCACGAGAACGCCGGGGAACCGTTGGCGGCACGCACGTCATGCCGCACCACGAGACCGCGGGCCCGCAGTTGAAGAAGGGCGAGATAGACCGCCTGCCCCGACATGCCGAGCGGCTTGGCAATCTCTTTCACACGGCCCTGTGCACCGGTGCGGAGAAGATCGAGGACGCGGTCCGCTGCTCGCGGTCCCTGAAGTTTCGTCGCCGCTGTCATGGGCGACGAATCTTTGCATGCTGGCGAATCTTCGCGCGCTTCGCGGCGACCTTGCGGTTCGCTTTGCGCGCCGCAGTCTTCGCCTTGAACCAGTCCGGCCGCAGGAAATAGAGCTTGTAAACGTGGCTCTCCGGAATGTTCGGTTGCCAGCGGTACGTCGTGATCGAGGCGACCCCGAGAAGGTCGGCCAATTCCTGGCGGCCGTTGGCCTTCTTGATCGCGTCTTCAGTTGAGATTGATGGTGTCATGGCTTTCAGTTTAGCGTGGGTGCAAACGGCAAGATACGGTATTTTTTTGCAGTTGCGCAAATAAATGGTTTGCACGCTTGCAAAACTGTGGCTATAGTCAACCCATCGATTCCGCAACAACGCAAACACAGAGGCCCCCCGCCATGAATGCAACTACCTTCCAGATCGCCGTCCTCCGCGCCAAGATGGTCGCCCGCCGCAGTGCGAAGCGCGCCGTCGAGCTGCTCACCGCAGCCGGTGCTGAGTTCCGCGACGCCTGCCGCTTCGTGATGTCCGTGCTCCGCGCTGATCGCGCCGCAGCATGAACGCCATCTTCGCCGAAGTCGTCGCTCTGCAGGAAGCGGCGGCAGCTGAATATGAGATGGCCCGCCAGCTCATCGACGTCGCTGCACGGTGCGCCGCTGCGGCCTCGACGCGATACGTCGAAGGCTGCGTCCGCTTGCACCAGCGCGAAGCCGCACTTCGCGCCCGGACGGCTCGCCTCCTGTACGTGATGGCACTCGGGAGCACGTCATGAAGCCGCGTATCGAGATCAATCCCACGACAGTACCGAAGATGCTCGAGGCCTTGAAGGCCGCGATCGTCGCGCTCGACCTTTACCACGCGTACGGCTGGAAAGACCGCACCGGCGTGCGTCGGAAGGTTCGCGAAGCAATGGAGGAGGCCGAAAGCGGTGTTTCGGTCAAGGCGGCCGACAGTGCACCCGCAAAGGACCAGGCGTTCTACATCCGGTTGAACGATTCGACCGTGACTCATCACTACTGGTCACAAAAAGCGCAGAACTGGACCGACGACGCTCAGTTCGCGACCATCTTCGCCACGCGAGAAGAAGCCGACACCGAAGCCGTGCGCGCTGAGGCGTACGGACCAGGCGAGGCCGAGGTGATCCCAATGAAGCACCGCATCGCCAGGAACGCGTCATGAGCCCGCAACTCGTTTCAATCCTCGCGCTGATCGCAACGTCCCAGGCCCGCATCGCAGGGATGCAGGTCGAGAACGCCTCGATCGACCTCCAGGCCTATCCGCCGAAGTACGACGCCGCCGCCTTCTTCGCTGAAGCCCAATACCTCGAGAACCTGGCCGTCGACGCCAGGAACGCATCATGAAAAAGCCAGCACGCTACGTGATCGCCCGTCATGAAATGGGCTTCATGGGCAGCCACATCTACGTCGCCGACATGGAGACGGGCGAGGTCGCTGAAACGATGCAGTCGCTTTCCCAGCTGGGCCAGGTGTTCACGTTTGAAACACGCGATCCGGAACCCATGCTTGACCGTGCCGCGTTCGAAGTCGAGACGATTCACGCGTTAGCCGAGACTGTGCGTCACCTCTACCGTGTCCGTGCCGACCAGCTGAGCATCGAACTATGAACGGCCACCTCGTCAGCATCCAGGGCCAGATGATCGCCCTCCAGGTCCGCGTCGAAGCGATGAAGGCCGCGAATGCGAAGTGGTCCGCTCTCGGGAAGACGCCGGTCTACGGCGAGAAAGCCTTCAACGCGATCGGGGAACAGCTCCTTCGCCTCTGCAACGCGGCCGACACCCTGGCCGAACAATCGGGAGCTTGATCATGCTGCTCAGAGTCCTCGCCTTCCTCGTGACGCCGTTCCTCGTCGTCGCCGCGGTCGCAGCGTTCTTCGCGCTCGCGGTGACGTTCCCCACGCTCGGAGCCGGCTGAGATGAAGTGCTTCCTCATGGGCGGCCCGTTCGATCGCCAGATCATGGAGCGCGAAGGCATGGGCCCTCGCACGATCATCCTCACCGTACCGGTCGAATCTGCAAAAGACTGGTGCGGGCCCGACGCCACGGCCGCGAACCTTCCGATCATCGTGTATGTCCGCGGCCAACTCATGGCCGCCGACGGCACCGAGTTCGCGATTTTCAAACCCGAGGGCGACGTCGATAAGCGCTGCGCCGTCCGCCGTCTCCTGGACACCTACTTTTTCGAAGGAGCAAGTCAGTGAACATCCGCAAGACCCCCCGCCACTTCTACGCACCCACGGAGGAGCAGATCGCCGAGCTGAAGGCACACCGCCAGACGCTGAACCAGCGCGGCCGCCACCGTGACCGCGCCGCCTTCGCCGAGAGCTTCGATCTGCAGTGCCGCGCCATGCGCCCGGAAGCTGCTGAATCCGCGACCACAAACGGCGGTGCACTGTGAAGACGCTTTCCACCGCCTGGCGAGCTGTCGTCACCTTCTTCTCGTCGCACCGCGATGAAGCCGCCGCGATCAGCGCTCACGCCGACGCTTTTCCGATGCTCCGATCGGAGACGATGAAGCGCATCGAGCAAGGGCACTTGCGCATGTTCCGCGATCAGCGGCCGATCACCCAGGTCGCCGAGATGGCACCGCCGGAGGAGTTCTTCCGATGGAGCCCGAGCGCGCCGGTGCGGGGCGCCGAGCAGCTGAAGCGCTCCACCGACTTGCCTGAGAACGGCGGCCTCGAGTTGCTGATGGCGCACGGGTTCCCCGCACCTGAGCAAGCACCGCCCGCTGAGCCCACGGCTTCGGAGAACTGACATGCAGCGCGCGATTCTGATCGTGATCTTCGTGATCACTGGCTGGATGCTTGTCGACGGCTGGCGGATGCAGACCGAGGACGATGCCGGCCGCGTGGCCTGCCGTGCGACCTGGTCGGACAGCGGCTATCTCAGCAAGTGGAGCGAGCACCGCCGCGAGTGCATGGTTCTCGGGCGCGATGGGTTTTGGGTTCCGGCCCCGAAGGCGGGCGCGTCGGGGATGCGGCCATGAGCGGCGCAAAGCTGACCGTCAAGCGCGTCGACGAGCTCGTGGCCGCTATCAAACGCATCCGCACCAGGGCGCGCGACCACGTGCGCGAACGTCAGTACGACTACGCCGGACAGATGGCTCATCAGATGGGAGGAATCGAGGTCTTGATTCAACACCTCGTCTCTGAGCTGACCGGCAAGTGCGAACAGGGTGGGCGCATCGGCGAGGCCTTCAATTGCGAGCTCGACCCGCCTGCGGAGAACTCAGCACCATGAACGACAAGCAACCCAGAAGCGGCGCGCCGGCGCGGCGTCCGCCGAAGTCTGCGATCTCATCGCGTCACTGGCTCACCTCACGACCGTCGACGCGATGAACATCATCACCGCCTTGCAGCAACGCCAGGCGCGGACACCGCTTCAGCAACAGGGCCGCGCCGACGTCGACAAGGTCCTCAGCGTCTGCGCAGGCGCACTCATGATCATCTGGACGGAAGACAAGCAATGACAAACATCCTCTATCTCCTGCTCGGGCTCATCGCGCTCGCGCTGCTGACCTCCTACCCGGTGCGCGCCTGGTGGCATGACATGCGAGCCGACTCCGACCAGGACGAGCTTGACCGGCGAACCCGCGATTTCTCCTCGTCCGATATCTGGGCGGCGAACACGGCCCGGATGATCGTTTGGCACTGCGACTACGCCGACGCGCTGCGTCAGCAGAGCACGCTGATCAAGCTCTGGACTGCCGCACGTGGCGGGTTCGCCGGCCTGCGTTCGGCATGGAGAGCACGATGAGCGGGCCGGTAACCTTTCCGCTCCAGCCGCTGGGAATGTTGATCCAGCCGCGACCGTTGACCTCCTACTCCGAAGACATGATGACGCCCTGGGTTTCACCGGTGCGCATCCCGCAAGAGGTCGGCGTTTTCGAAGTCATCGTTCCCGAGTTGACGCTGAGCCAATACAGCCATTGGAACGGGCACCGCTGGGGCTTCCGTTGCAATACCCCCGAGCTCGCCTTCATCCATCGCAAGCGCCGCGCGCTGGGTCGGATCATGGGCTGGCGCGGCTTCAAGGAAAAACAGCAATGAATACCGAACGTAAGAACGTGCCCCAGCCGCTCACTCCTGAGCGCGTTCTCGATCTGAAGCGCGAAGCGACCGAGATGAAGAAGCGGGACGGCGTCAAGCAAACCGCCGCCCTTGCGATCATCGCCCAGCGCGAGGGGTTCACCAGCTGGGAGCGATTGCTCTGCGAGGTCGGAGGGCGTGACGCTGTGCTGGAGGTAAAACGCGACGTCGTGCCGACGGAGTCCAGGGTTCGACGCAACGATAGGCGCGCCGCCTATCTTCGGAAAGAGCAGCCATGATGCGCACCGAAAAGGACCCCCGCAACGAGTGGGAAGCCCTCGACATGCTGACGCCGAAGAAGCAGCGCGGCTACCGGTTCCATGGCGCGATGAAGCCGCGCCCGGTGCCGCCGCCGAGCCGCGTCGTCCGTGAATGCGCGGTGCCGGCATCGCCGCCGAAGGTGAAGACCTGCGGCTGGCTGGTGCGCCACCTCGATCGACTGATCTCCTCTCTCAAAGCGACACCATGAGCAAAGAAATAGGCGGGTTTCAAATCCCGATGGCGGGGATCGTGCGCGATCTGCCAAATTCAATCTATCACTCGATGGCTGAGGCGATCAGCAACACCGGACTAAACGACTTCATGAAGTCGCCGGCGCACTACTTCTCGCGCCACCTCGACCCGGCGCGGCCGCCGAAGAAGTCGAGGCCCGGCCAGCTCGAGGGAACCCTGGCGCACTGCGCCCTGTTTGAGCCGTACGAATTCGATCGTCGGTATCAGGTTGGCCCCGACGTCTCGAAGCAGACGAAGGAGTGGAAGGAGTTCGCCGCCGACGCGGCACGCCGCAACCGCGAGGCGATCACTCAGGAGCAGAAGGACACCGCGCTGATCCAGGCGAAGGAGGCGCGCTCGGTTCCGTCCGTTGCGAGCGCACTCGCGCTCGGGCATGCCGAAGTCTCCGTTTTCTGGATCGACGAAAACACCGGCGTTCGCTGCAGGGCCCGGCCGGACTGGGTTCACCCCTGCACGACGCCGGCAGGGAACGGCGTCATCCTGCTCGATGGCAAGACGTACAGCGACGCCGACCCCTGGGAGTTCGCGAAGCAGATCGAGCGCAAGGGGTACGACCGGCAGGCCGCCTTTTACTCCGACGGGTATGAGGCCGCGACCGGGACCGAGGTCGTCGCCTTCGTCTTCGTCTGCATGGAAACCGAGTGGCCCTTCAAGTCCGCGGCTCTGATGATGACCCCCGACGACATCGAGGTGGGCCGCGAGAAGTACCGCAATCAGCTGTCACGTCTCGCCGAATGCCAGAAGACGAACGTCTGGCCCGGCTACGCGGACGACATCTACAAAGTCACGGTGCCGCGCTCGCGCCGCCGCTGATCCCCCTCTCCCACCACCACGACAGAAAGCAGCACGACATGAACGATCTCGTCACGAACCCATTCGAGAGCGGCCGCCCCTCCGGCGCCCTCGCGGAAACCGCCGGAAGCCGCCAGATGATGGCGCGCGAGAACACCGAGGTTATGGCTATGGTTGCCATGGCGAAGCGGTACCCGCGCGACGTCATCGCGTGCACGGACCGCATCCGGAACGCGTTCACGCGGCCGACCCTGGCTGAGAAGTCCCAGTATCAATTCGCCCGCGGCGGGCAGGACATCACCGGGCCCAGCATCCGCGCCGCTGAAGCGATCGCTCAGCAGTGGGGCAACATGAGCGCGGGCTGGCGCGAGCTGTCGCGCAGCGTCGGGCCCGATGGCGTCGGCATCTCCGAAGTTGAGGCCTACTGCGTCGACTATGAAACGAACGGCCGCGAGGCGATCCAGTTCTTCGTCCGCCACTGGCGCGACACCAAGAGCGGCGGATACAAGCTGAAGGACGAGCGCGACATCTATGAGCTCAGCGCGAACCAGGCGCAGCGCCGCAAGCGGGCATGCATCCTCGCGCAAGTGCCTGGCGACGTCACCGAGATGGCAATGGAGCAGGCCGCGGTGACGCTGAAGAGCAAGGCCGACACCAGCCCCGAGGCTATGGTGAAGATGGTCGACGCCTTCGCCGAGTTTGGAGTCACGAAGGCCCACATCGAGAAGCGGATTCAGCGCCGCATCGAGAGCATCCAGGCCGCCCAGGTCGTCGCGATGAAGCGCATCTATGCGAGCCTGCGCGACGAGATGAGCGAGCCATCGGACTGGTTCGAAATCGAAGCCCCGACCGGCGGCACTGAAGCCGACGGCGGCACCGAGAAGCCACCGACGACCACGCTCGCCGGCGTCGCTGCCGCGCACAAGAGCAAGGGCAAGAACACCGGCGTCGGAAAGCCAGATCCGGCGGCCGGCGATAGCGGGGCGCCCCCGAAGAAGACCTTCGACCAGTTCAAGGCGAACCTGGAGAAAGCCGGGAGCCAAGACATCGCCGACCTCGAGATGGATGAGGCGAAGGACACGCTCAACGAGTCCGAGAACGAAGACCTCGCGAAGCTGTACCGCGCGCGTTTCCCTCGGACGTAAAGAGTGCGCGGGGGGCCGGAGGGCCGCCACGCGAGCCGGGGGGCCCTGCATGGCACCCGACGACCCCCCAAGCACACCCATAAACCACCAACGGGAGAACACCCAGTGAACGACACCACCCAGCAAAGCCTCGACGACGCCGTACAGCCCGAGGGCGAGCAGAAGACGGAGGTCGCGGAGTACTCCAAAACCGCCGCCGCGCTCGCCCGCCTCCAGTTCCGGATGAAGGACGTCGTCCACGACGTGAAGAGTAAGGAAGGCATGGCGGCCGCGAAGAAGGACGTCGCCGAGTTGCGCGGGCTCCGCACCGGCCTCGAGGAGTTGCGGCTTCAGCTGAACTCAGACGACCAGGCCCGGATCAAGAAGCGCAACACCGAGGCGGCGCGCATCACCGAGCTGATCGAGGGGCTCGAGGACCCACTGAAGGCGCAGATCAGAGCCGAGGCCGACCGTATCGAAGAGCTGAAGCTGAAGAAGCAGCGCGAGGAAGAGGAACGCGCCGCGGCCCTGCGCCAGCGCATCGCCCAGATCAGCGCGATCGCGGTGCGCGCCGTCGGGAAGGACTCCGACAACATCCGCGAGAAGATCGCGACCGTCGAGGCGCTCGACGTCACCAGCTTCGAAGAGATGCAGCCTGTCGCCGCGAACGCGAAAGCCGACACGCTGGTGACCCTGAACGAATTGCTCCGCTCGACGGTGCTGGCCGAAGAGTCGGCACGCGCGCTGGCTGAATCGAACCGCCTCCTCGCGGAGCAGCGCGAAGCGAACGAACGGCTCGAGCGCGAAGCCAGGGAACGCCGCGAGGCCGAAGAAGCAGCGGAGCGCCAGCGCAAGCACGACGCCGAGATGGCGGAGATCGAAGCCAGGAACGCGCGCGAAGCGCTAGCCCAGCTGCGGACCTCGATCACCGACCTCGTCTTCGAAGCTGCCAGCGGGACGGCATCAGAGATCGCGGCGTGCATCACGCGCCTCGATGAGATCGACGTCCCCACCGGCCACGACCTGGAAGGCCTGCGGGCATCGACGCGCCAGAAGCTGCTGACGATGCGCCAGGCCGCAGAAACCGCGGAGCGCCATGCCAGGGAGCAGCGCGAGCGCGATGCCGCAGAGCGCGCGCGTATCGAAGAGGCTGAACGCAAGGCCACTGCTCGGCGCCAACAGAGCATGGAACTCATCGACTCGATTCGTCAATTCCCGCGCATCCGCGAAGGCGCCACGATCGAACAACTTCGCGCCGCGATTGAAGATGTGAAAGCGATTGCCATCGGCGAAGACCTTGGCGACCTGCAGACGACAGCCCAGCAGGCGAAGGACGCCGCCGTCGAGGAAATGGCCCGCATGCTGGAACGGGCCGAGCAAGAGGAAGCCCGGCGCGTCGAGCGCGAGCGCGAAGAGCAGGCGCAGCGCGAGGAAGATGCCCGCGCCGAAGCAGCACGCGCCGAACGTCTCAGACTCGCCGAGGCCCGAGCCGCCGCGATGGATGACGTCGTCCAGCTCCTGATGGATGTCCTCAGCGACGGCACCCTGGCGAAGTCGAAGCGCGGCCCGACGAATGCGCTCGCTCAGCGCATCGCCGACATGCTGAAGACGATCGACCCCCTTCCCGGGGGCCAGTACTACGCCGCCGACGGGACGCTGATGACGGCCGAGGGCACGCGCAGCGTTTTCGACGACGTCGACAAGTGAAAGGCCACGACACCATGAACCGCACAACCCTATCCCGCGCCTTGTTTGCTGCATCTTTGCTGCAGGCCGGGCACGCCGCCGCGATCACGACGTTCAGCCCGGCCCGGCCGGTGTTCGTCGCACCGCGCCCGGTCTACGTGGCCCCTCACGCCCCGTCGCCACCGCCGGCGCCCGCCCGCGCTGCGCCGG